CAGCAGGCAAATCGGCGTCGCCGGCGGCAGCGGTGATGACCGCCTTCGGAAAACCTTCGGCGATGACGCAACACGCACCGATAAGACGGGGACCCTTCACCCTGTCCCCTTGGATGCGGGTCCGCCAATGCCCGGAGATGCCGCACGCCCGGATCACTTCGACCTCGGCAGCCGTTCGTGTTGGGGCGACACGGCCCGCCAGCCAGATGCCGTGGCGGTCCTCGCCGACAGCGACCTGCAACCCGGCGTTCGCCGGGTTGTCGTACGCCGCTTTGATCGTCGTCCACGGGGCGGTGCCGTCGTCGTCGGGATGCCCGCCGAGGTAGGCGACCGTCGCCACCTGTGCTTGGGTGCCATCAGAACAGGAGACGGTGCCACCGGACATCATGTACGGGTAGGCGCCGTCGGGAGACTTCGGTGGGCAGACACACCGGTCGGCGAACCCGACGTGGCATGCCTTCGCGTCGGGCGAGTCCCACGGGGCGATGTGGCCGTAGACGCGTCCGTTGTCGTCGACGGTCAAAGGTGTCGGATGGTCGAGGGTCGGGTCGGCGAACCAGGCGGCGGGCGGCTTCGTCGCAGCGGACGCAGCCAGCGCTTCGGGCTCCTCGTCGTCGACCGGTTCGTCTGCCGGTTCGTCGGCCGGTACGTCCTCGTTGGCGGGCACGTCGGCGAGGATGGCGGGCACGTCGACACCCTCAACGGTCACACGCGCATCCGCGAACGCCGGGAACGGAGTGATCGTCGCACCCTTCACCGTCCACGCATGCACCACATACACCACGTCGATCATCTGACCGGCCTCGTCGACCTCGTACTGCTCGGTGTAGTCGTCCATGCCAGCATCCACCGACACGCCCCGCACATTGCCGAGCGCAACAGCGACCACAACCGCACGGCCAGAGTCGTCGTTGTCGTCCTGCACAGTGATGTGCCCGGTCGCCTGGACGGTGTCGCCTTCCAACGTGAGCGAGTCGATCCGTCCCACGTTCTGAGCTCCGTCGTGCCCCCACCCCGTGTAAAGGTTGGCCTGCAACGGCAACGGCAGTTCGTCATGGGCGAACCCTGCCGCCTCCATCACCGTCCGACCCGGCGAAGACGCGTGCGCCTCCTGGTCGACGTACATGAGCGCCGACCCGGCCGTCGACCAGCGGTACTCGCCCGGCGGCACGTCGGGCAGCTGGCCGGCAGGGGCGGCGGTCAGCGACCACGACGGGTCGCCGACACGTTCAAGGCGGATGGTGTGCATGGTGTCTCCCATGATGGCAGGTTCAGTCAACGACGAGAACATGTTCGGCGGAACATGTGCACGAATCGTGGTCGTCCGGGTAGAAAAAATCGGTGGCGGGCCAGCCGTCACTGTTCGCGAGTTTCGGGTCGTCCCACCCAGTAAATTCGACCTGGTCCAACATTTCGTGCGGCTCGAACGGCCGGGCCGCGCCGCCATGCAACCAGATGTACGACCCGGTTGTTACGCCCGCCAACGCCGCCAACGAACCCAAGATGAGGGCGCCTGTGCCGACACCGCCCGCAGGTGCCCCAGCAGCGTTGAAATCTTGGGCTGCCGCCGCCGCCGGTTCGCCGCCCGCGATCGAGACAGCCGAACGGACATGCCCGAACGGGACGTTCACAGTCGACGGGTCGAACTCGCCACGCGTGTCCGCCCCCCCGAACTTCGGGTCGTGCAACTTGCCGCGCATCAACGCGAGCAACGCGACGGCAAGCCAACCCCACCCCTGTTCACGGTCGGTGGTCTGCTCCGATTCGAGGACTGCCACGTCGGCGGCAGAGTAGGCGCCGGGACGGACCGCCATCGCCGCACGCAACGCTTGGGTTTGCGCCGCCGCCGTCCACCGCTTGTAGTTCGCTTCGAGCGTTGCCAAAGAACCGTCGAGCAGTTCCGTTTCCGACGTGCCGAACGCAGCCACCGTGTCGCCGAGCCTCGCGAACACTTCGGCGTTGGGGACGTTGCGCACTCTCGCCTTCTGCGCTTTCGAACCTTGGGCGCGGGCACGAAGTTGGGCGCCGGCACGGTTCAAACCGTCGGTGACAGCTTTGTCGGCGGCGACGTGGAGACGGGCCGACAGGTGCACGTCGATGCCGGCGAGCTGTGTTGACGTGCGCGCCAACTTCGCGGCGGTGGGGGTGCCGGACCCGAGCGCGATGGGGGGAAGGACACTGGCCTGGGTGGCAGCGTCGCCGCTGTTCGGGTTGTCGTCCGACGCAGCGTCGGCGGCGGGGAGACGCCGAGCCTGCGTTTCTTGCCAGGCGGCCACCTGTTCCGGCGGCGGGGCGTCGCCCTCGTCGAACCCGAGCGCAGCCCGGACCGCCGTGTCGGACAGGAGCGGCCCGGTTGACACGCCAACCTTCGCCAGTTCGGCCGCGTACTTCGCGCGGTCCGGTTTCGCGATGACAGAGTCGGGGTCGACCCACACAACGATTTTGCGGGCCACGTCCTTCGGGGTGCCCGCCTCGATGATCGTCGGGCGAACCCACGCCGAGCCGATACCCGAGGCGATCAGATGGGCGGTCGGGGCCACGTCCTGCGCGTAGCCTTCCGACGTGACAATCCGCGCGTTCGCGTACGTCGACGTTTGACCCAACCCGTGAACCCATTCGGGTGGAAAGTCGGCGCCCTCAATGATCTCTTTGCGCAGGTCGAGGTAACGGCGGACCGTCGCCTCGTGCAACGGCCGATCGAACGTCAGATGCGACATCATGTCGGCGACCGACGAACCGTCAGGCGGTTCGGCCTGGAACAGCAACGGGACCGCCGCCGCCGCCGACGAAGCGTCAGACAGAGCTGTTTGCATCGCCTCGAGCAACGTTTCCATGACCGCTTGCGCCTCGTTGTACGCGCCTTGCTGGTCGGGTGGCTGGGGAATATCGACCCGAGAATCGAGGAGTAGGAGACCGGACCCGGCGAGCCGCGACGACGCCGCCGCCGTCACCTCCGAGTTCAACAGATGCATCTGCTCGAGAAGGTCGAGCAGCGCCCGGAACGCCGAGTCGGACGCTTCGGTGTACCGGGGATGCTTCCGCCACACCCGTATCAGGATGTCGTCGGCGGTGACCGGTCGGCCCTTTGCGTCGGGCTGGTCGTAGAGCATGTATCCGCCGCCCTGCCAGCGGATCTGCTCTACCGAGTAGACGTTCCAATTTTCGTCGGGGCCGTCGACACCGTGCAGCCAGCCTTCGCCCGCCACATCCAGATTCAACGCGAACAGACGCAAAATTTCGGCTTGGCCGCCGTCCGTCGACTGGACTCGCCACAAGGCGTCGTTGGCGTCGGCGATTACTTGCGCGGTCAGCCCGGCCGTGTCGATGTCGGTCGAGGTGAACGCTTCGTCCAACGGGACCGGTTCGTCGTCGGGGTTCGCCTGCCACGCCGCGTACAGGCGAGTGTTAGCAATCGTGTTCGCCTTGATCGTGTACCCACGGTGCAAGTCGGCGTTGCCGTCGTAGAACGTCCAAGCCCGCGAATGCCAGGGGAGAGCGTTCGGCCGGTAAAGCGGGCGGCGCATCAGACCGCGGGTCGTGTCGATTCGCTGTGCGCCTAGTTGGATCTGCCGTTGGTCGCGTCGGCGGTTGAGGGCAGTCATGCGACTTTGAGCGTACCCCGTGTGCTACACGCGGCGAGGGAACCCCACTGTCACCTGTCGTCGGCGAGGCTCAGCAACGTCGACGACGCCCCCGCAAACGTTGACGCTGTCAACGCCACCACCGGCACCCACAACCCCGGATCGGCCACACCCACCGCCGCCCACCACACCACAGCCACCCACCAGCCGACATGCACGCTCAGACACCACGGACACGACACCAGCTCGACAGCCCAGCCGCCTGCCCGTTGGCGGCGTGTGGGGACCTGATGTTTGTCGAGGGCGGCGACGCCTTCGGCTGCCAGGCGTTCGAGGCGGTCGCGTACCGGTTGGGTGATGGTGTCGGCTCCGATGAGGCGGGTGAGCCGGTAGGTGGCTGCGCAGAGGAGGAGGACGGTGAGAGCGTTCACGGGGCCACGTTACCGATGCTGTCTGCCACGTCGGGGAGATCGGTCATGTGGTGCCGCCGAGGTCGAGG